CTCGTGGCGAGTATGACACGTAGATCCGGGAAAGATCCGAGAAACCAGGCAAGAAAATACTTACTTATTAACCATGACTTTCCATGCCTAGGTGGCATAAAAACCATTAAACGGTTAAATCTGCCCTGGACCAGGTACATTAATAATTCAATAACAATAACAAGATGCCTGAAAGCCCTCCACCGACCATTACTAGCTTCCAGGGCAAACGTGCCAGGGCCAAGGGGAAATCTTTCATCAATCGGTGATTCCCTGGGCTTTGCCGACGTCATTTAAAACACGTTTTTCATGTTCAATATGCTCATCACTACAAATCAAAGACATAGTCACACTATACCGGCCTTCAATTTTGCCTTGTATCTGTTGAATATTAGCAGCTTCACCCTGGCTAGTTTTAATGATTTCCTGGGCATTCCTAGCAGCACTACTGGTATTCAATATCTCAATACCAGAAACCCATTCATCAGCATCCAATTTCTTTTCTAATAAGTCTAACTTCTTGCCTATAATTTTAATAAGCTTACGTCCCAAAGATTCACATTGCAAATCATCTTCAACAATGTTTTCAGCTTCAATCTCGGACTTCTTTTCTTCAACTTTTTGTTCGACTTTCTTGAGATAGCGTTCGCGTTGTTCTTCCCATGGTCCGTCTGGATCGCTGGTTGAGTGGCTGCTTATTGTTGATTTGCTGGGGCCGTGTAGTTCTGATAGGTCTTCGTAGCTGGGGTAGGTTTTGTTTCCGTCTTCTTTTTTGATTCCTTGGATGTATTGTCTTTTGATTGTTTCCCAGTTGTATTTTGCCATGGTCGAACTCCTGTTCGTTTTTTTGTTCGGTTTTATAATGGTGTGAAGTATTTAATTAATTCAAAAATTATTAGGGGTATTAATACAAAGCAGGCTCCTATTCCTCTGTCGGTCCATTCTTTGATTATTTCTTTTTTTGCTTCTTGTTTTGCGTCGTTGGTGGTGAGTTGGTCTAGTTTAGTGTTGATGTCTCGGAGCTCTTGTATTAGGAGGGGGTGTGCACTGCATATCCCATTCTTTTGTGGTATTTGTAACGCTTGCATTTGTTCATTTTGGTCCATCCGTCCCGCCCCTCTCTAAATGTTTTATTCTTCGGTGTTGTTTAGGTCGCCTTTTTGTAGTCCTAGTTCTTTGATGAACTCTCTTAGTGCTATGAAGAATATTACCCCGATCACACTAGCTATTGAGCCGTATTCTCCTAGTAAGGCTGTTATTTGTGGTTCTGCTCCTGCTATTCCTATTACGCTGGCGAGTAGTAGGGCTGATATTATTCTTTCTTTGTTTGGTATTGCTGCCATGCTTATTTCATCTCCTTATAGTTGTTTAAGTAATTATACCGCCTCCACGGCTAAAAATGAATGTAAATAGGTGGGAAATGGGGGATTTAAACCCCCCTGAGTTGAGAGAAATGAGTATTTAAAAATGGTTTCTGAGGGGAGAATATTTGAGGTAAAAATAGGGCTGAATATGGATGTTCACCAGGTGCAGTGGTGATACGGTTTCTCCCCTCAAAGTTTTTTTGCATGTAAGGAGGTGCAAAAAATGGTTTTGTCATAGGATAGATGACTGTGAAAAAATATTATTTTGTATGTGCTCTATGATAAGAATAACTTCCAACGCCCAAATAGTTATCATGCCATGCGTATTTAACCCCATACTGATAAGGGCCTGCTAATACAAGTCCACATTTACAATAAGTTTCGTGTCGATCAATGTCTTCATAAAATTCAGTACTACCACATTCAGGACACTGGTTATAAACAAGTGCAGGTAAGTCTTTAACAGTCTTTATCTTATTATACGCAACTGTAATCGGGTTTCCATAGATTTCCAAGTGTTGATTTTTTATACAGGCTCTTTTTATTCCTTTCTTCTCTAATTCACCCTCACATTCTGGGCATTTACCAATGAGAACCCGGCGTAGCCATTCCTTATCATATTCATATTCTGTTTTTGTTTTTTCCTTCTCTTCGGCCGTGGCAGGCATAAATTCCTCTTGAATTTTTGATAAAGACAACATCGTTAAAAATTTTTAGAAAATTCCGTTCTTACTTAATAATGCACCGTACATGACGAGTTCTTATAAATAGGCTGTTTTGATTGAAAATGAATAGCAATTTGAGTAACTATCCTTGCATAAATGTCTTCGGTGAGACCATTTCTATTTGCGATCTTAAAATCTTTCAATGGCCTTTTTTTAGTGTAACTAAATTTAATATACAAACATAACGCAGTAATTATCGTTTCATTAGTACATCTGGGGGCTAATTTCTTAAATGGAATTTCATCTATAAGGTATCGGATTTGGTCTTTAATGGCTTCTTTTGGTAAATTAAGTTCTTGTAATACTATTTCAGCATAGAATAATTTCTGTTCTAATCTCCATTTGTGATTTGGTGTAAGAGATTTATCGAACGGTGTTGGTTTTTCATATTTCCTGAGCTTTCGTTCCCAGTCCTTTACTGCCATGAAAACCCCCCTTAAAATCGGTTTTTAAGAAATTATTTAATTGTCGTTCGTTGTTGTCCTGTTTCCCATAGATGATATGAAATAGTTCATGGCAAGAACTACATAATAGAACTCCATTATCAACATCTAGTTGTAAGGAGGGATATTGGGAATAATTTAAAATATGATGACAATGGGTTCCTCTCTCTTTACATTTAAGACATTTACCCTTTGCTTTTGATATTACTTCTTTACGCCATTCAACATATTTGGGGTCTTTAAATCTTCCAAAATCAAAATATTTTATTTTTTGTATTATTTTTCTAGTTCCAAACCAGGGAGAATATAAATATTGGCCATAATCTCCTTCAACTTTTTCTATATTAACCAATCCACATTTTGGACAATAAACTTCAGCTCTGTCCATATCATAATGTGGGTGTTTATATCCACATTCTTCACATTCTATTTCCTCTATAGCGAATTCTACTTCTCCTTTGGATTTTTTCTTAATAACTTCATTGAAAACTATTTCTTTATCTCCTTTGTAAAATGGATCTAACTTCCCCTCTGAATATGAAAATAAATTTATTAATTTATTTTTTAATTCACTTAATTGGACCACCTCCAAATCATAATCCCATACTTAATTATATTTACTTTCTAATATAAATACTTTTCAAGCCCTTTTTTGCTTTTGTACTGCAAGATATAAGTCATCTAAACTATTCTTCTTCAAGCAATCAATAGCATTGACAACAGCCCTTCCACCATCACCATATTTAGATATTAATTCATTCCTACTTATTTCAGGTTTGAATGTTTCCCCACAAATTGGACATTCGCGCTCTTTCGTTTAAACCGCCCCTTTATTCTCCTAATACTGCATTCTTTTAAAAATATTCTTTTATCTTCATAACTTTACATCCCATTCTTCACCACAAACTTGACATACATAGTGATATCCTGTTATCGATCCTCCAACATTGCCGTTATTACAAACTGGTTCACAATCAATTGGTCTCCCTCTTGTACCATAAACGGTTTCTTAACATCTGGCCATGGTGGATTCATCGTTTCTATATTCAACATCTCATATCCCCCAACAGCCGTTTCTCTGTCAAGGAATATGTTATATCCATTACACCATCTTGTTTCAATCGTTTCAGGAATAGCGTCCTGTACTTCTTTTGGTAAAGCCCGGCACATTTCGATATAATTAGAATCAATCATTCTAATCTCTCCATATCCTTTATCCTGATTGTTCATTTGTTGTGTTCCCACAGTGTTCACACTCGTAGATAGCCCAGAAATCATTATTCATTCTTTTTGTTATTTTCTTTATTTTCATCACCTGTCACCGTCCCTTTTCCTGTTGATGTTGAACGTGTCTATCATACTGTAGATCTAACCAACTGTACAGGTCTTTGAAAATTTCCTCTGTCTTCTCATTATCTTTATTAACCCACACCAGACAAGCCCATATTCCTGCTTTGCATTCTTCTATCCCCTCATCAACTGTTTTAGGGGCTTCTTTTATTAGTTCATCTAAGGGATATTTTTCTTCAACCATTTCTTTTACACCTCTCTCACTACTCTCAAATAAAACCCATTACGGAAAAATTTCATTCAAAAATCTTGTTTTACTCCTGAAAATATTGCTCTTGAACAGCTACCCTTCGACAAAACTGTTTAGGAATAAATTGATATCGAATAAAACCCTCAATTTTATTAGAGAATCTAAACCATTCCCCACGAACGTGATCTTCCTTGAAATATTCATGAAAAAATTTTTCAAGCTCTTCATTACCAGGCATTTGATGAATAAGCCGTAAATGATAAGGGCTGCCAGTCTGTAACTGACTTAATCTTTTTTTAGGATTATCAGATAATCCTATTTTAATCAATCCTGCTTCTGATAGTATAAAATAGACATTAGAAAATAAAGGATAAATAATAGCATCTTTAGAATGCTGTGCTTTTTTCTTTGGGTTAATTTCATGTATTAAAAAAAGTTCACCATTATGTTCTTCTAATCGATATGGGTGTTTCATATAAGGTTCTAACCGTGGTATGGCCTCTTCAATACTTAATTTAAAATTTTGATGTCTATCTACCCATTTTAATAAACTACCTATTTCCCAAGTGCATTTTTCATTCAATTTATTTTTAAATTGCGTTTCAAATTCAACAAAACATAATTCTACAAATACGTCCATTTTTTATTTCTCCTAAATTTTAGTTACCTCGTTACCCTGTTACTTATCATTACTGGGAAATTTCAGTTACTTGGTTACCCAGTTACTTCCAGTTTTCATGAAATTATCCATCCATTTTTTCCTGATCACGTTAAAGACCCTCGCAGCTGGAGAAGTAACCAAAAAATTTAAGCCATTTTTAACGTTTATTTTCATAAATAACATCTTTAAAATTCTCCGTTGGTTACTTTTCACGATCCGACACCTCCAGGTAACCGGTGTTATCGGCCTCCGTTGGGAATAAAAAGTCCAAAAACTTGTCTAATCGAATAAGTATCACCTTCTGTTGCTTCGGCATTTTTTTATTTTTATACTCCCACCCCAACAATTCACTAATTCCCTTAAGTGGTTGACAGATCCGTAGTGCATGATGAACCTCCTTCTTAAAACCCAATGTGAATACAACATAATTTTTCCCATTTTCATCAACAGGAACCATCCAGGGGATTAAACGTTCATTAAGGACAGTCCAAACCCTCTCCTTAAATGCACTGGTTTTCTTGATTTTTGTAGTATAATTATCATCCAAGGCCTTACCAGTTTCGGGGTCAATTACGGTTACTCGACCATAGGCATAGTTGATTTTGTCTAAAAGGAAATTTCTGATTTCTTCCCTGTGATCTTCGTCTAAATCTTCCATGGATTCACTTTTACACCAATTATAAATCCATCCTGGAGGTTCACGTCCAACATCAGAATATAACCTAACCAATAGACTATTAATCAGTTCTTGCCAATCCATCTCCATTAAATCAACATCATTAGTGATTTCAACAGCTACAAATTGAGCTATACTTTTAAAAAGGTTGAACCGGCATTTTTTATGATTTTTAGTTTGCCATAATCTTTCAAAATTAGCTATCTCTTCATCTGTCTTTTTTTCACTGTGAGTGAAATTCATCACTAAAAGTCGCCTGATAAGTGCATCATCCTCAGGTACAAACTGATTAGCGGTGAAAATTACAGGAGCATAACTAGGAATATTACGATATTGCCTTCCCTCATATCGTCCACGGCCCGTTATACGTTCAATTGCGCCTTTTATCATTTCCGATACACTTATTTTTTTAAAGGCACCTGCAGGTTCATTAATCACAATAGGAAAAGTGGATTGACTTATACGGTTTCCTACCCGGGCCACGGTGTCGAACCCGCCACCTGTGAGATCGTTGTTTTCTCCAGGTTCCCCCCACATATAAAGAACCATCTGACCGAGTGTTGTTTTACCACTCCGAGCTTTACCATAAAGGTAAGGCCATGGTACCCAGTTACCGAGCTGTTTTCTAGAATAAATAAAAGGAGCCATTAATCCCCACTTAAATACCGTTGCCAGTTTATCTTCATGTCCCCTATACCATTCAGCTAGTTCATCAAGAACTTTAAGGGCCTGTTCTAATTCTTCGATCGGTGGTTCATTTAAATCATACTTAACTGCAACGATCTTATTTTCAACAGGATTATGAAAGAATCCTGGAGTCTCAATATCAGTTTTGATTTTAGCATAACCTTTTTTGATATAAGTGTTAAAAACAGCCGGTAGAACATCGACTATTAATCGGCTGGCACTGACAAAGCCTGACATAGATAGGGTGGTCCGTATGTCTTCTACCAGATCCGGGCCGATCTTTCGTGGTCTGACACTGGCATCACTATGCCAAATCGCTTCAAATTTCCTAGGTTCATCTGGAAGTGGACTATCATAAACAACTACCTCAGTAGGGTAAGCATCTATAACAATGGTTTGTCTGCTGTAATCCCGGTCGTTTCGGGTGTTTACAACCTCATATAAAACTTTTTTATTGATAGGGTCTATTAAAACAAGATTATCGCTTCCCATATCCCCCGTGATCATTCCATAGTGTCGTGGTTTGTGGACTATTTTAATGACTTCGTTGTTAATTTTTGCAGCTTGTTTTCTACCTAATTCTTCTGCTAGTATTTCGTGGAGACGGAGGATTTCTTCAGGGGCTTTTTTACTGTAAATCTCTTTTAATGTTTCTATATTTAAAGAAAGATTTCCCCAAAGATTTAGGCTGGTTTCAAAGTTTAATTCTTCTCTTAAACATTGTTCTGCTAATAATCGGGCTGCTTTTTCTTTAGTGTCTTCTTTAATTGGGCTATCGAATACTGGCGTTAAAATTATTACTAATTTATCTATTTCGTTAACTGTTAGTTCCCGGCTTCCTTGATATAAAAAGTTTTCTTCCTCGGTGTTGGTGTTTTCGGTTATTAAGAGCATCACCCCCTCCTTGTAAAATAATTAAATAAAAAGGGATGAACCCTTAGATTTTCGGCATAACCGTGTATTTGTTGGTGATGATGTCTTCGAGGTTAGCACCTATGAGGTTAGCACCTTCGAGGTTAGCACCTATGAGGTTAGCATCTTCGAGGTTAGCACGTCTGAGGTTAGCACGTCTGAGGTTAGCACCTATGAGGTTAGCATCTTCGAGGTTAGCATCTTCGAGGTTAGCACGTCTGAGGTTAGCACCTATGAGGTTAGCACCTTCGAGGTTAGCACCTATGAGGTTAGCACCTTCGAGGTTAGCACCTATGAGGTTAGCATCTTCGAGGTTAGCACCTATGAGGTTAGCACGTCTGAGGTTAGCAGCATACAACTGATCAAGTTTATGCTTGAAAAACCAAGGCTTACCCGTCTCAAAAGCAACCTCAAAAACCTTCTCCGGTGGTTGTTCACCAAACAAACCATCAGCGAGCGGAAGAGAAGATGCTCCCCTGTCAAAAACAATATTCGCAGGATAATATAGTTCAAACCGGTACGGTTCAATCTTCCCCAGCCGTAAGTCTTCATCCTCCCTGCAGAGTACATCATGGTGTTTTTCTCCGTTGCAGAGTCCTTTTAATCGGCCGTTTTTCGCATAGACCAATATTGCAATCCCATTGCAAATGTTAGTCCCCTCCTAATGCTTCTTTAACCTTACCGACTTCTTCATCAGTGATTCTATTCTCACCGAGAAGGTCCTGGCAGATACCGATCACTTCATCCCTGTTCGCCCCGACATCTTCTACGGTGTGTATCCATTTGTCGAGTTCGTCATTGATTCCTTTGATTTTTGTGAGGTCTACGGCGGCCATGTCTACTGTTTCAGCTTCATCCGTCTTTTTGGTTTGCTTGGCAGGACTGGGAGTTTTCTTTTTTACCTGGTATTCTGCGTCTACTGCGTTATTGATTATATCATCAACAGCTTCCTCATCAGATGCCCTGGCACGTGCTGGTTTACGAGTCGGTTTCTTTTTACCCTGTGCTGGAGCTGGTTTACGACCATTACCCATTATCATTTCTTCAGCAGGAGTACCCGATATGCCCTTGAGAGCTACGAAACCACGAAGGATATTAGCAAGTGCCTTACTACCAGCCCGGGTTTGAGCCATAGATGCAAGTTGAAAGAAAGGTTTATTTATCCAGTTCTTTTCATTACTCATACAATAGGCAGTAGCACCGCCAACCTTTCTCCCAGTTTTGATGTTAATCACACTTGCTTTCGCTTTAAAGCCCTTAACACCAAACACCTCAACAGGTTCTGCTTCATCACTTGTATCAACATCTACACCATAGAATTGACCGAGTAAAACCCAATCATCGAACTCTATATGCCGTTTGCCGTTAATCATGACCTTATCTGGCTTTTCGTCAAGGATTTTCATTAGATGTGTTACGGCCTTTAAACCGTTTGTTGTTACGGTTTCGGGCTTTTGTACGGGTTCTAAGGTCATAGGTACCTGTGATTCTTCTATTACTTCACTCATCTTTAATCATCTTCCCACTTTTGCAGTTTATACAGGTGTGGTGCTGAAAATGTAGGGTCTTCCGGCTCTTCACCCTGTCCAAGGTATTCAACGCGTATTATATCCTGTTCCTTAAGCTCTAACTTACTAATTTGCCTTGATAAGTGAGCGTGCTGGCTGGTTATCCATATTCCACCTTCACTATCCCTTACTTTTAAAAAGAATTTCCCGTATTGTCCTTTTTTCGGATCCTCTATGACTGTTCCTTCGAGTGTTCTTTCGTCTTCCTCGTAGTCCCATGGTTCCCAGAAGTCCCCTTCAAATTCTCCACCGGTGTTGTTTTCATCTATTCCGCTGTCTTTCCATGCCATTTCATATCACCTTTATCGTTTCTTCCGGGCTTTTAAAAGCCGGTTTGTCGTTTTCTTCACATTCACACGGTACGGTTGGTCGGTTGTTGATTTCCGCAAACACAAGCCGGTTTTGATAATCACGTTTCAGTTTTTTCATATCAATTGCAGCTGCTTTGCTGTCCTGTTTCAACTGTTCGATCTTCTCTGTAAGTTCCTTGTAACCGTCTTCAATCTCCTTTATATCCTCTGTTAAGAGTTCGTTTCGTAGATATTTCTCATAGTCTGGTTTACGTGTGTAACCAGCTTCTTTCATACCTTCTTTATCGTTTAGGTAACCTAAAACAAGGTTATCAATCTTATATTTTCCTTCAGCTTTCGCCCGGTACAACTCATCGTTTAAAGCAGTGATTTTCTCTTGTCGAGTGTATTCGCATTTTTCAGCGGTGTAGAGGTCTTCACTGAGTTTTTCAACATCGAGGAATCCTGTTCCCTGTCCGAGGCTGTCGAACTGTTTCTGGAGTGCTTTTCTTTTGTCGAACTCTTCCCTCCAGCACCGGCGGGCTTCCGTTAACTCTTTCTGTACTTCATTATACGCTGTAAGCAAATCATCTATATCCGTTACAGCATCGCTTTTTGTTTCAGCCATTTTCTTTTTCACCTCAAATCTTTAAATTTCCCGTTTTTTTGGGTTCAGGGGATTTATAAGAGTGCCATTTACAATAACAGAGAAGTATATTATTGATTTTCTAACAAGGGGTTGATTTTTTTTAGTTTTGACATCTCCTATCAAATCCTATCCTGCCAAAAAAGCCTGCAGCCGGCTTCGAACCGGCGACCTTAGGATTACTAATCCCACGCTCTGCCAGAACTGAGCTATACAGGCAAATAATTATTGGAGACGTAGTTTAACGACAGTAATCCCCAGGGGTCGAGATATTCAAATATATTGGTGATTCCATTCTAGCATCGAATGAAATTAAAAACCACCGCCTAAAAGGGAAGTAATGAGTATATAAATAGCGTATCCCCCGAAGACTATCCCCCCACACAAACACACACCCGCCAGGGCAAGTGCCAGGGCAACCTCCAAGTCCTCACTGTTGAAATTAACCACGTTCATCCTATAATCCCTCCGAAGGCTAGGCAAGCCAGGAAAACGATGCAAACAATTATAAAAGCGACCTGTAAGATAAAAACAGGGTTCACCTCTTCCCCGGTGTTTGGTTGTTCCAATCCAGCCATATTTAATCACTCTCCTCATATTCTTCTTCTTCAAAGTCAAACCGTACAGACTCCTTCAACCGTGCCATAGCCTGCTTAAAACGCATCTTCAACGATCTATTCTCTTCCCGTGCCTTACCACTCCAGACAAACTCATTCCGTTTGAAAGGACTTAAAATCTCATCACTCATACCTTAACCCTCCTGTATTTGCTTATAAAACTTCAACCAAGTCAAGGTCCGGTCTTAATTCTTCGATACTACTCATCCTATCACCGCCTCAACATCTTCCAAGTAAATCTTCAGCGAACCATTAGCATGCGCTGTTTTAATAATCCTTTCAGCTTCTTCCCTTGTTATTTCGCCTTTCAACTGTTTTAAACGAAGTATTGCGTCAGGTTTGAACTGACAGGTGCGACCGCAGGTTTCCCGGAAAAGTTCCCGTATTTCCCTTTCCTTTTTACTAGCCATTCTTCAGATCCCCCTGAAGAAAGTGTACATTATCATTGCAGTAGTCAGAAAAGAGATAACAGCAACTTCGAAGACTGTTAAGGCTAAATCAAGCGTTTCTCTAACATTCATCCTAAATCCGCTCCTTGCAGGTCTTCATCAGCACAATCACCACAACCATCACAAAATGAATGTAGTGAGTAAATACACATCAACCGTTTTAAACTCCAGTTACCACCCGTGGCCCGGGCAGTGGCTTCAGATGTGACACGTTCAAATTCTTTGTCTTCTATCCAATTTGCTTCCATTTTTTTTAACCTCCTATTCCCCTACAACTAACTTGTAGGAGGTAGAAGACTTTAAGGCGTTTTCTGACCCATCATCTGAGGATGATTGTAATCCCTCGATTAAATTATTTTCCTTACAATACTCATCTAAATAAGTAACATCAATTCCGTGAGCTTTTAAACCATTTCTATAAGCTTTAAAAGCATTTAATTCAGATTTATGGTTTCCAAAAAAGAGATCTTTTCCATTAATCTTTGCTCTCGCCCTCCACCGTTTGTCCCTTTTATGCCAATGGACCCCTGGAAACTTTGAAGAACGTTTAACATGTTTGTTTATCATGTTATGTCTATGCGTAACTGTTCGTAAGTTTTTTAAACGATTATCTAATCCATTTCCATTTATATGATCGCAGTCCATACCTTGTTTTGAATTTAAAATTAATTGATGCATGTAAATTTGTTTTCCACGAATAACAGTCCTTGCATAAAATAATAAACGATCTTTATTTTTTTGCTTATGTGCGCACCAGCTGAACCTTTTTAAAAAAGGAAAAAACTCATCATCAACTAAAGCGACTTTCCCTTGGGTTAATTGAATTTCCTTAACCATATGTATCTAACCTCATTTTCCCGTTTAAACCCCCCTAAATTCATAGAGGGGAAAATGAGGAGTTTTAAAAAAAGAAATAACTCCTCTCTATGGCAAAGTATAATATTTGTCATTTTGTTACTTTGCTAATTAACGATAGAACACCATCCCTTATAAAGTTGTTGGTTTGTCATGTAGCAAAATATAAAAGTAACAAAAGATAAAAACTTAATTATGACAAGTTGTTTAAATGACAATATGGCAAAAGATACAGTATTCATGGAAACATTCAGGAGCATACCTAAAGACGAAAAGGAATATATTAGAGCTACAATTACAAAAGAAGCTGCTGAATTTATTAAAAAAACAGCGTTTGAAGATTTTGATATGCATAACGCCAGTGTAGGAATGGCTATTTCAAAATTAGTATTAATTGCTAAAGATTGTTTGGAAAAAGAAAAAGAATAATTTCTATTTCTAATTAAATTACCTATAACCTGGAATTTTTCGATTAAAAAAGAAGGGAATGACATTATACTGTCATCCCCTTGCTAACTTTAATTGTTTATCAAGATTTGATTCTCTCTGTTGCTTATTACGTTGATACTCCACTGATTCTGGGTCTTCCTTTAAAATAAGAGCTTCACGGTAAAGGTTATCGTATTCTATAAATAATCTATCTAATTCCTGATCTTTGCTCGTATTATCAATAGAATTATATATCTCTGAAATAATAATAGACATTGGGCAGCACCCCTCGACGGTGTTGAGTGGAAGGGGTGTGCATTCCTACCAGTTTGATACACCCCTCCATGGCCCGCTTAACATGAAATCCAGTGCGGATATAAGCGGGAACCTATGTAACACTTGGTATGTGTGTTATACATTTGAGTTAGTTTTGGCTATATTTATATTTTGCTTTTTAGAAATTAATAACATTGTGTTTTGTGATACAACCTCCCATATTTGTTATTAATTGCTTATTTTTTTCATCAAATAATTTTACACATTTTGTAAGAATAGTTATAGTAATTCCCTATATTTAAAGCTTTCTTAATCGTTTTACAGTGAATTAGGGCTTTTTCAGGGCTTATTTTAGAAAAAAGTTCATGGTATTTTCAACGTCTTTTGGGATTTGGAGGAATTAGAGAAAATTTCACTAAAATAGTAATACTTCTCTTTATAAAGGGTGTTGAAAAAAGGAAGGAGAATGCCCCGATACAGCTGGTAACATTTTTTGAAAGTATTACTACATTTCAAAATTAAAAAAAAATAAGGTAATAATTTTTTTCAGGGAAGATTTTTATCTTTTTCAATGTTTTCAATAACTTTCTCCATCTTTTGCATCCTTTCTTCAAAAACTCTCTTTTCTTCTAATCGTTCCTTCTTCTCCTGTTCACGCTCCCGTTCAATTTCAGCCAGTTTTTCATCAGTTAGAACACGGGTTTCCATCTCATCAACGATACAAAGTGCCGGCATTACTTTTAGATAGGATCTCTTCATTGTTTCAACAGTCAATGTCTTATAATAACTTCTTTGGGTTTTAGGGAGTAAATGTCCCATCATAATTTCTGCACGGCGGAAATCAACCCCATGCTCGGTGAGTAATGTTCCAAACCGCCGCCGTAGGTTATGACTTGCTAGATATGCTTGATTTGTTTTTGAGTCAAAACCGCAACGTTCATTTAGCATGTTGAAATTCTTATCGAAAGCAGCTTCTGTTATCTGTTTCCCTTTAGAACGGAAAAGATAATCATCAATTGACTGTGGAGGGTTTTTTTTAAGATAATTAAGGATGTATCTGGTAGTTTCTGGCGTGTGGAAGGTGATATATTTCACGCCTTTCTTTTTTCCTTTTACTTTTTTCCCCCGATTCCCTACCCACGTCCCGATAACTTCCTTATCTTTCAGTTTTTCACTGAGTTGGTCTATATTAAGCAGGTCATTAAGTTGGGGGTTGTGGTAGTCCTCTATGGATTTCAAAAAGTCTTTGTATTTAATGTAACGTATGTCGAGTTTAGATAATCCTGAGCTACACATCAACAAAATAACGGCCTGGGTTCGTAGCATACAATTATTCAAAGCAAAACGTAATTCTTCAACATCAGGGAGATCATCAATAGATAATTCTTCTTCCTGTTCATATTCCATCCTGATCTTTTTTGGTAGTTCAACCTCAAATTCGTCATAGAAATAGCGTACATGGTCAAACATCCTTTTCCGTGTGTTTGCAGCGTAGTGACTGTTGAGAAGGTATGCTTTCCATTTGATTAAGTGTTTTCGTATTTTTCTTTTAGATGGGTGTAGGTTATATTCTTCTACAGCTTCATCTATAAGTTCTTCAGGTGTTAATCCTACGATGTCACAGTACATGCCTATATTATGACGATATATCCACTCAGATTTGCTCCCCAATTCTCTGTTTGTGATGAGTTGATCCAGGTACGTGTCATCAGTGAGATCCATGAATTAGGATTTTTTATTTTAGGATATATAGGTTTTTTGGGAGACGGAATTTTTGTTTATTTTCCCATGGCGGTAATAAAATTAATTATTCTGTTTTCCACTGATATTTTTTAGTTTTACCTAAACTTCTTATCGATTCTTACCTGTTCCCATCCAGGAATTTTTTGAAAAAAAAATGAGGACCCGAAAATTCGGATCCTCACTTATGGTTGAATCGTTAATCGGGAACCTAATCGGGAACCTAATCAGTTAAACCACCAAGTTGCTCAATCTCCTCATCCTCTGCATCATAATGCTCATCATATATCGCTCTTTCTAAACGACGTCTCCAACGACGCTCTAGAGCATGAAATTCACTACTGCTATGACTATCAAGACTATTAGGACTAATACTGTAAAATTCGTCTTCTGCAACCTCATGCAATATCAACTCTGCCAACGCATACCGTATCAAGGACGGTTTGTTAGCTTCTATCCTTATCAACTTCTGATTTGGATACACTGATGCTGTAGGGAGTTTACAACGTTTATTTTCAATTAATATTGTATAATCGTCAGGTATATCAATAATTTTCAATAGTTGATTTAAAGCAGATTTCACGGTTTCATACCCCCCATTTTCACCGGCCGGCTCATAGGCCAACCGATACGGTTCTCAACGAACTCTAATCCATCCTCACCAATCAGACAAACCATATAACCAGGAATACCAGGTTTATACTCTGATTCCTGAGCATAACTGTCTATGTATGCCATAAAACTTCCATTAATGGCGAAGCGTCGTAGTTTGTCACCATCGGGGCCGTGGATAATATTATCCCACTTTAAGAGGCCGTGCACGTGGCCGTACATATACCCATCCGCCTCATAGATTGCAGCGAGCTTCTCCACGGCGTTTATTTTACCCCCAATTGTGGAGGCACCGCTTCGTCCATGGGTTACTAAAAGAGTGTAACTCTGCCCTGTGGGTAAATGGAAAGTATGAAGACTATGACTGAGTAATCTAGGTATTTCTAGGTGTTTGCAGAGCATATCCACCACATCCACACCCTCGCTCTTTGAAGTACGTGCTTCATGATTACCCCTCGACAATCCAACACATTTCCGTCGTATAGGCCGTAAAATATCAATCAATTCTAATAATTGGTCGTTAGGTGTGGATTCCTGTTCATACACCCCTTCACCAACGCTGGTTCGTGTGTTGTTTTCGATGAGGTCTCCGTGACCTATCCATCGTGTATGGTTTGTTCGTCGTATTTTGTCGACGACATCGAGGAAGGCGTCGTTTAGGTGTGTTTTGGCTCCCAGGTGCACGTCGCTTAGCTGGTAGATTTGTAAGCGTCGGTGTTTTCGTCCGTGTTTGCGTAGTTTGGGGTAGTGTTCTACCCTGAATAGTCTTTCAAGTGCCATTTTCTTACTTATTCCCCCTTAAAATAACTTTTTTTTAAATATCAAACCTCGTTCACCACTCCATCAGTACAATAGGGGCATGGCCTGTTTTCTTCGTATAATTTGCTGTCAGCGAGTCGGTTGAACTTACGGATACGTATGGGTAAGAACCCCGTGCCATTACAGACAGTGCAAATATGCGCATTACCCATAAAAATAAGCCCCTAAAAAAAGAAGTAGTTTTATTTTGATATAACTATAACAGAAGCCACGCTAACCTGACGTATCTTGTTTAAAAGGTCAGTAGTGGTCGTAACCCCGAAATCACCATACCAAAACATTTATTTACTTTAAAATACAAAATAATAATGATGTAGGGGTGTTCTTTAACTCTACCGGTCCAGTCTGGAGATTAATATCGCTGACATGTTGGTTTCATTTTTACACCATTTTTCTTTAAACGATTACTAATTGTCCCTTTACTACTTTTCATCATTTTGGCAATTTTACGTGTAGATAAATTTTTTTCAGTATATAAATAACAAATTTCTTCATCGTCTAAATCATCACGATAACATGGATTATTTTTACCTGCTATTTTTTTAGAGTAATCTGGACGTTTTTTACCATAAAAAGGATGGTTCTCATCTTTATTAGCTTCACTTATTTTCTTTTTAGTTTCCTCAGATTTGGGGATGCCTTTAAGAGATTCACTGATTTTTTGTCGATGCTCTTTAGAAAATTTTTTACCACGTTTTGCTTCTGATATTTTACGCCGGGTTTCTTTAGAAAATATTCTATTTTTATTAGCTTCAGCTAATTTTCGACAATGTTCCTTAGAATGTTTCTTACCTTTAAGTGCCTCTGACATTTTCCTTTTACTCTCTTCAGAATGCCGTCCATTAAACCCACCAGATTTTAAATTATACCCATTATTACGGTTTGTAGAATCAAATAAATCAATATAAAAAATTTCCAAGGTATTTAAAAGATCCATATCTTCTGTTTCGGCTACTATGGCCCAAGTAAAAGAATCAAACCCGTATTTTCTGATAGCATTATAAAAATAGTTACAATTGTTTACCCTGTTTTTAGCATCAGATTTATGTTCTAACTTTCTTTCTTCAAGTGTTCGAGTAGTTACACCCACATAAATTTTACCCTTGCTATCAGTTGCTGTATAAATAATTCCCATTTTATCAGTTCCCTATTGAGTTATTGGAATTATTTATCTATTTTATAGTATATATAGTTATGTAGTTAAATAGTTTAAATAAAAGTTTATATGTTCTCAACTTCATATATAGAAACATGACTGAAGAATCTTTAAATGTCAACGTTCCTAAAGAACTCTTAGAAGAATTCAGAGAACAAGCGACTAAGAAATTCGGATATAAACGTGGCCACATTAAAAGTGCCACAATCGAAGCCATCCAAGACTGGATCAATAAAGAAAAATAATGTCCTTAGGGTGAGAACATTATTTTGATATCACAATGACTGAGGGGACATTCACTTTTCTAATTCTCTCTCTCAAATCTGTGAGTGTAGTACTTCTAAATCCACTGTTACTTGGATCACCCAGCTCTACTAAGCCTTTTTCGAGTTGGATTCCACATAAGAGTACGTAATGCTGTCCTCCTGGTGTTAACCAAGATGCAACACGTAGAATCACTGGAAAACCTCTTTTTAAATAGTTTCTGAGTGTTTCCCAATCCTTGAATGTTTCGTTTCGTGCTTTTAACCCTTTACCAAGGTTATTAACCGTGTTTACTATTCCTTCTATACTTGTTCCAATGTCCTTTTTAGCTCCGGTTAGCGTAATCAATGTTGATTCACTGTAATTCAAACCATAAACACTAAGTGCCATCTTCAACGATGAAGGACCACATGAATAATTGGTATCCTGACTGTCACGGGTGTAAATTAGGCGTGCCCAACCCGTAGACCCGATATTCCCAGATGTGGTGTTATAATAAGCAAGAGCAGTTAAGGTAACGATTCCCAGGATTTTATCCTGTTTCAAACCCTTAAGACTTTGTAATTTCAATATAACCTTATCTGTGACGGGTCCATCAACACCATCCACAGCCAGATTAACACCAATGGCAAGCTTACTAATCCCTTTACGGTTTAAATCTTCTTGTATAACCTTTTTTATCTGTTTTTGTGTCTGAGGCCCTGTTTTACCATCATCAACTATTTTCTGGATTTTCTGAAAGGACTTCCGGACCTTCTGTGTCTGCGGACCATCCACGTTGTCTTCAGCTATATTATATCCCCAAACGGCTTTGCTGTAGCCGTACAGGTTGTAAAATACTTGCTCAAATTTATCACTTATCTCTATAGGCATATCTAAAATCCTCCTATTACTCTAATATCAATTCAATTTCAAGTACAGGTTTCTCATTAATCGCGTATTACCCCTCCGCAGCAACAATTACTGTGAATTAGTGCAGCGGTTAGGATAACTAAACCAGGAATATGGTAATTTAATACCCGCTTCTTTTACCGATAGCAAACCACCTGGCAGTCCTTGTACCTGTGGTTGCTGCCACATTCACTGCATTAAATCCGGATGCTGTGGGGTTATTGTATCCCCAGAAAGCGTTGTATAATGTATTCAAACCGTAAGGAGTTACCATGATTACAGGAGTAGTACTAAAGTTTCTAGTGAATGAAATTGAAGTACTAGCAGGTGTTCCGGCTGTGGATGTAGATACACTAACAGTTCCCCATTCCATCATAAACCCATTGCTAAGGGTAATCCTCCCGCTGCTACTAGCAACTACAAATTCATCCGAATCTATTAAGCCGGCTATGGCGTCTGTAATTAACCCTGGAACTAAAGCATTTATCCGGGTGTTCGCTATTCCGGGGCATAACGAATTAATCCTACCATCCGCCACTCCAGGTATGCTCTCAGATACATCCGAGATTTCACCGAATATCTGGCTTAACGTGTAACTGTCTATGCTTGCGGGGCGGTTTATGTCACGCCTGCTTGCGGTTGTCCGGGTAAGTATATTCCCTATTTTAATATCAGATTGCCCAGGATTACGTGGGTTCTTCTTTGTTTCCTCAATCCTCGCTGAAACGAGGCCGCCGGTACGTGTCCTGATATAGACCGTATCACCCACGTTATAGGGTACATCAGATCCAGGTAGTCCCGGTATGGTGATGATTTTTGTCTCTGTTCCGATGACAACGTCTTTTTTATCCATTAGTTTCAATGCGCAGGCGTTGTATATCATATACTTATCAGTTTCGCTTGTTTCAACTATGCCAACTTTACGTCCATGGGTTATACTGGCTTCTTTCCTGTATATTTTATCATAGTTTGCGTTGATTTGTTCGGGGGCTAGGTAAACTTCCCAGAATCCGGCGTCCTTCTTAAAGGGTGCATTCCAGTATGTAGTGCTTACTATAGTGCCTTGGCTGTCTTTTTCATAATACATAGGGATACTTTGTCCTACGTTCACGGCGAGGGATTTGTACTGACTCATCACATCCGCGATTTTAGGCATGTCAACGCTGCCGGTGCTTTCCTGTTCGCTGATTTGTGGTGCTACGGCGTTGAATGTGTCGCTTTCATTCGTGTTTTCGGTGATGTTTTCAATATTCTCACCTACTTCAAGTGGTATAGTGTGTACTGTTCCAGGGTTTTGTAGTAGGTCAAGATAACGATGGATAATATTGCTGTTTGGGTCTTTTTCGTAGCGTGTAACAAATGTATTGCCTGTTTCCTCTTCGATGAAACGTAGTAACTTCATCCGATTCATCGTACCCTGCCAGAGAATACCTGATTTTTTAAGACAGGCTTCCACTGTTCCAATAGTGAAGTAATCACCGAACCAGTTCGCGAGATTCGCACCATTTACCGCCTGAGTAATCGTACTGCTTTTTTCCAATACCCCCGCATCATTGAGTTCAACCAGGACTTCCTCTGCAGTTATGGTTAATGTGTTAGTGTATTGATCTTTATCGAGATCATCATTGAGGATGTATAAACATGCTTTTTGGTCTTCAGTCTCATTACGCCAAATCTTATTACCTTGTATTAGTATTTCTTCATAGTTTTGACTATCATCACCCATGGGATGTTCAATTACCAGTTCCCTTAAACCCCCATACTTGTTTATCTCAGTGATATCAGTTACGTCCGGGTCGAGGAAGCCTGCGTATTTCTCATCACCCGTTAGGACTAGTATTTCAAGTGAATGATCAGCCATACTTAGTAGGCCTCCTCAAATTCCACTTTTTGAATTGTTACCCCTGTACTACCGCTGAAGTCATAATTGCTCTTCTCAAGTATAGTGATGAGGTAACTGTCAAAGCTTACACTACTCATCCAGTCCGTTCCATCCTGGTCGAGGATTGTCCTGTTCTGTATGTCGATTGTTAGGACTGTTCCAGCTATGAATTGGTGCTCTATTTTCATGTATTGGGCGGTGTAGAACTCTGTGATAAAAATTTCACTTGATCCATCACAAAGCACTGTTAAAACCGGTTTAATCGGTGTGATACCGTTATTCCGTCCAGTACTACCGGTTGGGTCTTTCGGTAGCCGTGCTGTACCGGAGGGTAATAAGAATTTAGCAGTGCAGTACCAAACAGCACCTTTGCTTTTATCGACTTTGATACTATCTGCTAGTATAACATCATAGATCCTGTCATCACCATCGAAACAAAGTTCCTTGGTAACTGGTTTTTTACCGCCATCCCTGGTGGGTGTGAGCCATGTTGTAGCTTCTTTGATTTTTCCCAGTATCTCACTGTCTGTATCACCTATCAACTGGAATTTAAGGCTTATTTCTTTCCTAGTGACGGTCATCACTCCTACTTTATCACCATCACTCATAGCGAGTTTGCTCGTCTGTAAATCAATATTTAATCCTTCTGGCCTGTCTTCTTCATGACTGGTGAATATACTGTATTCTCGGCTGTGTATTCCGTCAACGGTGAAGCCAGGGTTCCCACCTGTTTCATCGAACATGTAATGGATGGTGATTGCTATGTTCCGTAGTCTAACAATGACATTAAATACACTCACTGCGATGGGAGATAAAATAAACGTTAAATCACTGAGCGATATCTTGTTTAGTCCCCATTTGTCACGTTCTCCGCCGATTTTGAAGTCTGTACTACTTGCTGTGACAGGTATTGACTGAGATACACTCTCTGCCCCATGGCGTAGGGTTGCCATTATACTGATATCATTACTGACCTCAAGGTCCCCACTGATTTCAATCCCCTTGATGATGACTTCACTGTCCTCTTCAAGGCCTCCGAAAAGGAGTTCGGGGAATAACACACCATCCTGGCGACCAGGTATTAACGTGGTTTCTGCATAATCACCATCACCTAATAAAAGGTTTGGGTTGTTGAATAGCATAGCTGGAAGCTCATAGTCTATTCGGTGGGCTATATTTTCTAATGGATTCTTCTCGTAGGCTTTGATTTGGTCTATGTATATGTCTACAGTGTTAGGAGTGCTTATTTGCCAGATTTCGATATCATAGAATGCCGTTTCTGGTTTTGTGGGCAGATAATCTATAAGGATGTACTGGGGGGTTCCTGACGCGGTTACCGTCACTGTCTTTGAGTCTGCGGTGGTTGTCCCTACTGTGTCTCTGCCGGTGATTTGTATTTTGAATGTTCCGCTGCCTGTGATTTTTAGGAGGGTTGTTCTGTTTTCTCCTGCAATAACGGGGATTTTATCCGCTAAATTCATTAAGAAGTATACTGCTTCTGCTATATTTGAGCCGGGCATGGTTATATGCCAACTTCTCTCTCCTTCACCAGCCCACTCAGTACTTGATTCTACAATTGCACCACCGTAATTAGCCGCTCCACTTATGTCTTCTGTAGTATCTGAACCGGTACTCACATTCTCCCTATTTATTGTTCCTTCTAAGAGATTAGGATTATCCTCTAACTGTTCTTCATGGTATATGGCGTATCCTCCAAACTCAACACTGGCGTTTTGAGGGTTTATCTCAAGCCATTGGCCGTATTCTCTTAGTTTGATGGGTGCGTCTGCGTTATAGATGAAAGTAGTGCTTATCCGTGTCACTGTGTTTAATGCGGTGGGTTTATCGCTCAGATACTCATTTACACCATTTATTATGCTGAATGCGAAGTTTTTATCCCCGGGATAGACATATTCAAGTGCGGTGTCGGCTACTATGCCCCAACAACTGATTGTGTAGATTTCCCCATCCTGGAGGTATGCGAGTATTTCATCTGGCAGATCCTTCTCAGTATGGTAAGGAACTGTTAAATTAGCAGGTAGGACTTCAATGGTTTTTGTGAAACTAGCCCCACCACACATAATAACTTGAGATATTACACCCACGGTAATCCCCTTCACTGTGAAGGTAAGGGTTGCGGTTCTATTAATAAATTCAGCCGTCCAAACACCCGTTCCACTATCATATGATCCATTACCACTACTAGACACATACTGGACACCGGCAGGGATGGGAATATTAACCCCAACAGAGGATACCGCACTAGTATTCACACCCACAGTGATAGTGTAGGTCACATTATATGTCTCAGTGACAAACTCTCCTACCCGTGGGCTTGTTAAGGTATAGGTTGGTGCTAGTATAGTGGTGGATTTGCTTAACGTGGTAGAGAAACCATCCACCGATGCGGTGATTGTCTTACTGCCTGATGCGCTTGTATTTAATACCAGGGTGAGGGTTGCTTTCTTTTGACTATTAAGTACAGCGTTCCATTTACCCGTCCCGGTGTTGTAAGTTCCATCACCAGATTGGCTTGCTACGCTTAAACCGGCAGGTATGCTAATACTTACTGGTATATTCACGCCTTGATGACAATTATTTGTATTCTGCAGTGCCAATACATAGGTTACCTGTTCACCTATGATTTTACCGGATGTTAGTGTCGCTGCTAGCGCGTAAGTGGGGTCAGTGTAATCCACTACGAGTCGTAGAAAATCAAGGTACACCTTACCGGGATTCACGCTCGTATTAGCATCTAAATTCAAATATACCCCAAAATTAGGGTCCTCAATATTCGACCGTCGGACATCTGGCATATCCGCCGTTGTAAATGTTAGTGTGCGGACGGTTCGGTTGGTAGGAACTCCAATAACACTCTCTTTGGCAACGTGATCACCATCATTCGCTTTCAATAGTATGATTTCTTTCCCAGGTATCCCGGGCGTATTGGATGTTCCCCCACTGTTGTTTCGGAGGTATTCCTCCCATTCCACGCGTACATTGTTTATTTTAGCGTTATCTTTGAGGTCAAAGTCAAAATCAGTAGCGTAAATACCGTTGGGATTGCTTGTTGTAGTACCTGATTTGTAATAGACGGTTACGCGGACAAAATAAACACCAGCATTGGTATTATTGGTTCTGCAGCGAATGTTTAACCCTAAACCAGTACTATTACTCCTAGCAGCGGGTAAACCCCAATCATCATTACTATACTCAAAAGTCAAAGTAGCCTTACTGCTGGGCATGGTTTTCTGGATAGGACTACACACTGACCCGGAGGTGGTTACCAGGCGGACCTCCATAGTCTTACCACTTCCTTGGCCACTACATACCGCCTCAACTTTCACCTTGTAAACTTCATTAGCACCACCATTCGCCGCGGTGGTGGGTATGCTGAAGCTCATGCCACGTAGTTGAAGATATCGGCTCCATTCACCACCACCCGCATAAACATCAGCATAATAATATGTACTACCATCCGCCGCCGCCCCGGGATCAAACCAATTCGCCCCGGAACCAGAGGTACTGGCAGAGGAAGGATCATCGCTAGTGCTACCAGTGAGTGTTCCTCCACCCTGGACGGTGCATTGTGCGTCGGTATCATCCGCTGCCTTGATATTATTGAGGCTGCTCCAGTTCACCTCACCCGCGACGAGGCTAGAATCGTTCACGACGATTGTGGGGTACTTAGTTACTGTTGTCACTGATATTCATCTCCCTTTAGGCCTGGTAATCTACTTTCATAAAAGCAATGTTTTTACCGCCGATCTCGCGAGTAGTACCTGCACTAACAGTACTATGATTTCCGGTGAAACCTGATAAGTCCGTTAATTCTCCTAGCAATGTTCCGATTAAATTCCCAGTTATACTCCACTCCGCGGGGTTGTTTGTAAAAGATTCCATAATATAATCACCTTTTTTTTATGAACCAGCAACTCGTTTATCTTTCATCTCAGTCTTTTTCATCTCTATTTTAAGCCATTCCTGGAAACCACGGTCTTTAACTAGTTTCCGGACAAGTTCACTGTCATTGATCACACTCATAAGCCATGATTTCAAGGATTCTTCATCAATACTGTCTGGTAAGTCTTCAAACTGTAAAGTAAGGTTTAAGTCCAAGGTTTCATGTATTTCCAACTCAGAAACGTTAAAACCAGAAGCAGTTGTTGTACTGAAACTCGACGGCGCCGGCCCTGCATGAACCTTAGGCGAAGACCAACCATACCCACCCTGATAGGCGGTTGTATCGTAAGTTTTACCATTAATTACCGCCCATACATGTCCTATATCTCCCCAGTACCCATGAGCCATGTACCCAGAAAGTCCGAAAGCATTGGCGAGGGCGAGCATGATCATAGCTCCATCCCAACAGTTGAAAGCTCCAGACTGGGCCATTTGGTATGGAGACCCGCGGCTGTTAAAGTAAAATGAGTATCGGGTCCCACCGATTAGTTTCCTGGCTACGGCGTCAAATGCCTGCATATTTCCCATTATCGGGAATGTGCTATTCTTGAAACTACCAACCGTGAGGCCCATATTTCCAAGGTCACCGAAAGTCGGGCGATAATTATTCACGTACTGCATTATCGTCCGATACCAAGGATCACTGTAATCCCAGCCAGCATAATAACAATCTAACGGGTTCTGGCATGGTATAGCTGGAGCACTATCTAACTTATGTATTTCACTACTAGATCCTGAAGATCCAGGTCCAGGTCCTGCATACCGGCCACGTGGTAAACTACTTATTGGCTTGTTTTGGTACCGGTAGGGCATTGGACCTGCAAGGAAAAGGATAGGGTTTCTTATTTTCCGGTAGAATGTACCTATATTACCACTTAAACGGTTAATCTCACTAGTTGTCTGACTGCGTACCTGACTAGCAGCGCTTATCAGACTCGTCCGCATTCCATTCCAGGATTTCTTAACCTCACCCATAGACTGATTAGTCTCGGATTGAAGAGTGCCTAAAGTGCTTTTTGTGGTATTAAGAATACTCGTATACTTTGATTTGTTGTCATTTGTGATATTGGTGAGCGTAGAGCTCATATTCTTCTGAATACTGTTATATTTGTTCCTGTTATCGTTTAACAAAGCCGTCAATGTCGAACTGGTATTACTTTGAATCCGAGAGTAACCCGCCCGATTATTTGTCACGATTTGGTTAAGGGTGGTCTGCATATTCGATTGTATACTCTGGAAACCAGTTCGGGTAGTAGTGGCCATCTGATTCCAGGTGTTACCAATATTTTGCTGCAGCAAACCGTACTGTTCGCCTGCAACTGTCACGGTAGTTGCCATGATACTCTGAGCTTGCTGGCTACCCTCAGCAAAGGCAGTAGTGTCTATTCCCATACTCATAGTCATGGGCTGTGTTGTTGGTGTCGCTGCAGCCACCGCACCCGCTGCTGGTGAAGAAGTTACAGGTATATCAACAGGTCCAGGAGGTGTTAGGTTGCTGAAAATATCTCCAGTGGTATTATTTATCCCTGCTGCGAAGGC